GTGGAACGTATGGGCAGTAGAATAAACCTGCGTCATATGGATTAGATCCTCTGTAACCAACACAAACGAAGTCTACAGTTGAATATGGATCAATGTAAACTTTTAATCTTCCGTTAAGAACACCAGCAAAAGTATTACCTGTGTCGTCAACGTTTAGATTAGAAGAAAGTGCAGGTGTGTAATCTAACATACCAGCAGCTGCTAGAGCTGAAGCTACGTCTGAAGAACAAAGGATAAAGTTACCTTTACCACGTCTTGTTTCTTTAGCGATTACGTTACACTCTCTTTCGATTTGCATGATTAAACCTTTGAATCTTTCAACCATCCATCTTCCATCAGAGTCTGTGTTAACATCGAACACACCTGAAACAGCTGTTGAAGACTGTAAAGCTCCGATTTTAGCAGTTTTAAGAACTGTTCTAACGACTTCTCTGTTGATCTCTGCAAGGATCTCAGCAGATAGAATGTTAGCTAGTTCGCCTTCTGCGTCTAAACCGTGGATAGCTTTAAGGTCTTGAGCTAGTTCCATTGTGTATTCAGCTTTAAGAGCTCTTGACTTAGCAGTCACAGTTGATTTTTCAATTGTGAAAGCCATTTCGCCGTAAGCACCGTCTCCGGTTTCACCTACGCCAAGTCTCTCTGCGTCTGCTGTAGCGATACCACCACCGAATGTTGAAACTGTGTCAGCTTCGTCGGCAATTGTTCCGTCTGTATCAGCATCTACAACACCACTTAATCCTGTTGGATCAGCTTGGTGTGTACCAGTTCCAGAGAAAGAAGTATCAGCTTCGTTAAATAAAGCTTCTGTACCACTCTGTGAGCTGTATTTTGATTTCATTGCAAAGATAAGTCCTGTAGGACCACTCATTGGCTGAACACCAGCGATATCATATGCAATCAAGTTAGGCATTGCTCTTCTTACGAGAGAAATTAATACTGGGTCAAAAGTTCCAATGTTATTTGGAGCTGAACCTGAACCAATATTGTTAGCAGCAGCTGCTTCAGAAATAAAATTTCCTTGAGCTTGTGCTCTTTCTTCTCTAAGGGCAACTTCTTGGTTTTCTAATAGTCTAGCTGTAACAGCTTTTCTATATCTGTCGGAAATTTCAGGTGCTGATTCGTGCTCGAGAACAGGACCCCATTTTTCCATTAATTTTGCGTCTGCGTTAAACATTTCTGTTTTCCCCTATTTTTACTTTTTAAAGTTAGTTATAGCTTGTGTATATCTAGCCATAGACTCGGAAACTGCTTCTTCAGCAACTTCACCATCGCCTAATAGACTGTCAACTTCATCAACTGATTCTTCAGAATCTTGTTTGAAGTATGATTCTTTAACAGTTTTCACTTTCATTTCAAAAGTTTCTCTATTATCGAATTCGATATCTTCTACTAAAGATGCTAATTTTTCAGCTTCTGTTTCTGCAAGCCCTGAAGATTGTTCTCTTATTACTTCTTTCTTTTCAAATTCTTGAACAGCAGAATGTAGTTTGATATTATCTTCTGTGGTTTTGTTTAAAGATTCCTCTAGTTCAGTAACCTGTTCGTTGAGTTCATCAACTAAGTCAACCTTACCTTCTGGAACTTCGATATAGTGCTCTTTGAACACTGACTGAAGTGAAGTCATGGAGTCTTCAGCAATTTCGGTTCTTAAACCATTTGTTACTGCTACTTCGTTCTCTTTCATCCAATTTTCAACTACGTAGTTTAAGTAAGAATCTACTTTCTCTACAAGTGAATTTTGAACATCAGATACTTCTTCTTCTAAATTTTGCGCGTACTCTGACTCTAGTCTGTCGATTTCTTGCGATAACTTAGATGTTAACACTGCTTCAAAGATAGCGTGAGCTTTGTCTTTGAATCCTTCAGAAAGAGTTGCCTCTTCTGAAATGATGTTTTCTAGATCTTCGTCAAAATCAATAGCTTCAACTTTCGCCTTAGCTTTTGGATCTTCAGCTTTCTTAACACCTTTTACAGCGTCATCAGCTGATTTGACTGAAGCTTCTTCGTCATCACCAAGAACCATTTTAGAGAACATTTTTTGCGCTTCTTCTTTACGAGCTGCTTTAAGCATATCTACTGCGGCTTGAATTACGCCAGCTTTTGTTTTAGGAACAGATACAGTCTCCTTTTTAGGTTCGTGTTCTTCTTCCTCTTCCTCATGCTTGCCTTCTTCAAGAGTTTCTTCTTCAGATTCAACTTCCTCGTCTAAAATTTCTTCTTCAACGAGCTCTTCTGTTGTTTCTTCAGATACTTGCTCTTCAGATATGTCTTGAGCTACTTCGTTTTTAATAGCGTCGTCTGACATAATCATTCTCCTATGATTTTAGATTTAACTTAGAGAGGAAATTTTTAAAAGCTCTAATTTCAGCTTCCGGCAATCCAGTAGCTGGAGTGCTTTTAATTTCAGTCTCAATTTCTTCAATATCTCGTTGTCGAATAAGCCCATTATCCCATACCCATTCAACTCCTTCCATAACACCATTTACAAATGCAGACGGTGCGGATGGATCTTGAACTATATCGATAGTTGATAACATAAAGTCATCACCCACATATTGAGCTCCATTCTTCTGTACGAGACTTCCCATACCACGACTTGATACACCAAGCTTAACACCACCTTCGAGCAAACCTTCAACGATTTGTCCCATAGGGG